CCCCTCTAGAGGCTCCCCAATCCCCCGGTAGCATCCTCAGCAGCTACCGGGGGATTCCTGCTCTCTGCATCTACTGCTAAGGTCTGCCTATCCCTGGTGTGTGTGTCCACTTGCCTCTGGGATAGCCCCCTTGGCGGGGATGCCCTTTTCTGCCAACGGAGCGGACCCCCCGCGTTCTTCGGAGCCGGGGGGTTTTCCGTGCGTATCCTCCCGTCCATGAGACGATTACTCCTCTTAGTGCCTCTCCTCCTACTCCCCGTGACTGCCTGTGGGGAGGACGGCTGCAAACCGGCCAGAGATCAGATGTCCCACCTCTCAGAGGATCTCCTAGCCGCACCTACGCTTGCCGAACGGATCATCGTTCAAGCCAAGATCCAAGAACTCCAGGACGGAGATTTCTGGGTATGCTTCCGCCGAGATACCCCCAGGTAAATAGAAAAAGACCCCCCGCCTATCGCGGGGGGTTTCCTATTCCTAGCCTTACTTCTTCGCCTTCACACCTGCATCCTGGTCGGTGGGATTCAGCACCTTAATGAGGGCCGTCAGGACCGTCACAGCCAGAGCGTCTAGGGCGGAGCCCCAGTCACCACCAGACTGCACAACCTGAAAGCCCACGCCGGCCACAGTCACAGCCAGCAAAGTATTAAGCAGCGGACCATACTTACCCATAGAGGTCTCCTACGTAGGAAGATTGAGCTTCTGTCCGACCTTGATAAGAGAAGGATCGGAGCCGATCAACTTTCGATTGGCCGCGTAGATATCCCGCCAGCGGGAGGGATCCGCGTAGTACTTGACGGAAATCTTGGATAGAGAGTCTCCAGGCTTCACCGTGTAGGACCTAGTCTTGCTCTCCGAGAAGACAGGGTAGCCGTACCCTAGAATGTCCCCCGGCTTACGAACCACACGAGCGACCTTGTCACCCTTGTTGCCTTCAATCGTGTAGATGTACCCGCCCTTGGCGTACTCCACAATTCCCACATGGTCAGCAACGTTATCGTCGTTCCAGTCAAAGAAGACGATGGCTCCAGGCTTAGGGGTCGAACCCCACCGCTTCTCTTCCTTGAAGTACTTCACCCAGTAAGGGCAGTAGGCAAACTTCCCTGCCCCCTTCACCTTGCTAGCACTAGCCACATAGCTCACGAACATGGCACACCAAGCAGCGCCGAGGAAAGCCGGGCCGGCAGTCTTGGCGTACCACCTAGTAAAGGTATTAGGGCGCCCTTCGGCGCCAAGGTATTTCTTGGCTCTCTTGACGAAATCAGCCGCTGTCGTCATGGTCCTCCCAAACCCTAGAGCTGTAGAGGTCATCCATGAACCACCTGGGATCCTGGTCTGCCTCAACCTCTCCATCTGGAACGTCAATCTCCTCAGGCATTGGCTCTGGCTCTGAATAGTCGGGCAATGTCTACAGCTCCAATCCCTGGTGCCTTACCGATTTGGTCAATGGAATAGTGCCCCGGCTCTAACCGCCCTCGTACGGCCCTAGGAGCCACTACGGAGGACGGAGGACCCAAGGGCCATACCTCTGGGACTCCAGCGGACCTCAGGGCCTCACAGAGGCTCTCAGCGCCTCTCAGGGGGTAGTCCGTGAACGGGTCTGCCGGATCACAGACGACTGCCACACAGACCGCGTAGGAGCCTGACCACATGGTCCCCGTGTGGTCGAGAGGAGCTCCCGCCACCAGCTCCCCAGTGGACGGGTGCCACAGGAAGTGAGGGACGGTCCCCTTCCGGTTGAGGTAGTCCCATGTATTCCGCGTGGAGTCCAGGTGGGTATCAACCCCGAACCACAGGGCGATCAAATCCCCTTGCTCCCTAGGCTTCCCCCTACTGAATGCGGGAGAGAATGAGGGCATCTACCTTTGTCTCCAATTGCTTGAGCCGAGCCTCATTGAGGACACCCAGATCCACCGCCTTGGAGGCGAGATCCTTAGCATCCTTAGCCTGATCAAAAAGACTGCCTCCGCCGTTAGGCTTCATCTGGCTCTTGAGATCTTCCAGAGCCTTACGGAAAACCCATGCCGCAAAGGCGAGGATCACCGAGACGGCAACACCAGAAATGATCTGCACAGTCAACTCACTCACGCGGACAGAGTCCTTAGAGCCACGGTAAGGACACCTCCCCATCGGGACTCACTAGAGGACGGGGGATCAATCTGCCGAAACTCCATCGCCTCAATCGTCACCAGGTAGCCCTCACCGGTAACGAGGTCCTGAAAGAGGACGGCATCACCTGAGCTGTCGAACGCTTCAATAGCCTCAAGGCGATCTAAGGCATGACCGACGTAACCATGCTCATGCTCAAACCTGTCTCGCTCAAAGTCCATGCAGAGCAGAGGCAGGGTGAATTGCCTAGGCCTCGGACCACCGGGAAGGCTCTTGAGCTGATAGCTACGGAAGATCGTCCCTTCCGTGTCGTCATTGGGGTTGCGATGCAGAGTGAACTTGAGGCTCAAGAATTCCTGAGGAGTGTCCGGGTAATTGATCGCCAGGTCCGTACTCTGGTCGGTATTAGCAGACACGGAGATGATGGAAATCTCCGACTCGCTGGAATCAATAGTGCTCACGGTCATGGGACCTGCAAAGGTGCCTCGCACATTGAACCGCTTGAACAACTTCGGCCACACGGTATTGAACCGCTGCCGAGCAGTGATCAGGTAACCCTGCTCCTCAAGGGTGGAAGCCTCCTCTTTATACAGGCCCGAGTCCGTCACACCTGCTAGGACCAGGCCCGAGGTGGAGAGGACAGCGATGGAGTCAACCTGCCCAGCGACATGGAACTGTAGATCGGTGGCATAGGGGAATGCCCCAGAGGCCAACTGATTCCTCAGCTCTACCCTCATAAGGCCTGAGGTCCCGTCAGAAAAAGCATTGGCGTACCCGAACAGGAAGTGATTACCCCTAGCGGCTACCGCCCTCACAGGAGATTCCGTCTCGATCAGCGGGCCATACTGCAAAGCTCCGCCGCTGGATATCTGAGCGACCCTAAATCCCTTATTGGTCCCGATTCCCAGATAGGTACCAAGGTAGGAATTCATACAGGTAACCTGCTCCCCGGAAGGAAAAGCGGCGACCACCGTTGCAGCGGTAAGGGTAGGGACAGCCCCGGTGTTATCCAGAGCAAGCCGAATGATGACCGACTCAGCCCCCACGCCACCGGAAATGTAGATGGCCTCCGGGCCTTCAACGATATCCGTCCACACCCAGGAATCATTAGGGTGCTCATAGACAGCGGACGGCAGGGTGTCAGTATCAAAGGTGGGAACGTAAATCGCATTGTCCACACCTAGGACCATGCGTTGCTTAACCCAACCAATGGTTACCGCAGCAGCAGAAGGCAAAATCCACATCGGATCCGCAGTGCCAGACCCGTGGGGGATCTTAGTAACCGCGTCAGTAGAGGCGATGTAAACGTCAGATCCATCTGTGGTGACATCGAGAATGGTATCTGTGCCATCAAAGACCATGGTCTCAACACCATCAGCGGTCCCCTGATAGAGGTCAGGCCCGTCTACCCGGTAATACTTTTCCGTACCAGTGTCGGTAGCCGTGACTATCCGAATGGTCCCACTGGCCGACTTGAGGTGCTCCGTGGCCGGCAAGAGAGACACCTGCCCAGGGGTCCACACATTGACTCCCTCTGACTCCCGGAATCGGTAGGGAGCGCTTTCGTCTAGCTCGGGATCTCCATACCGCAGCCCAGCGCCCAAGTGGAAGGAGGCCTGAGACCTCAGCCACCAGCCGGAAAGGCTCTGTTCGCCTGGCTCCCTAGAGGTGTCAAGCTGTTGCTTCCTAAACTGAGCCGTACTCCTGGTAAGGGGATTCTGCGCATCAATCTTGTAGAGGAAGGGGATTCCGCCAAGGGCGATGTCATAGGCATTATAGAGATCCTCATAGGAGGAAGACGCGCTCGTCTTCTTAAAAGCAAGCTGAAAAGGTAGCTTCTTTCGGATCTCCTGAAAGACCACTACGCCACCCGGTGAATAGAGACGCTTGCCTGATTAACAGAGAAACTAATCGGCGCGTTTGATTCAGTGCCCAGGCGAACCTCAATCCAGCGGCCAGCAGAGGCAGCCTGGAAATCGCTGCTTGCGCTTGCTCGCCGTTCCGACGAAGGAGACGCGATCGAGGCATTACCGCCGCTGTCCGTCGCGATGACTCCCGCGTCCTGATGGACAATGTTAATGAAGGGCTCATCAAATTCGGCGGATTCGATCGTCAGGCTAACGCTAGCCGACACATGCCAGACGCCATTAGTGATGTCAGTGGGCAGAGTGATCCGGGTATTACCTCCTGAGACAGCCCAAGTGGCATTTCCGCCGACATTGTAATCCAGGTTGGGGAAGGAAATCGCGGCGGCTCCGGCGTCATCCGTTGAGGTGATGGAGACTTCGGCAGAGCTGGTCCGCGTCCGCCTATAGGCAAGGCCGGTAGCACCGCCCCCTCCACCATCGATCTCGCCACCGTTAGCGGCGTCCGAATGGTCATGCGTGGCATTAACAAAACTGGCAATGGTAGGAGTGACAAGGGTGGGACTGGTGAGGGTAGTGCCCGATGCCAGTGTCACAGCGTTAAGGGTTCCGCCGTTGACCGTAGGAGAGGTAAGGGTCTTATTGGTCAAGGTCTGCGCAGTGGTGGTACCCACGACCGCAGCACCAGAGGCCAGGCCGTGGACATTGGTAGACGCCTGTACGTGCTCGTTCGCCTCGTCCATGTCAATGGCCGATACACCATGGACAATCTTGGCACCTAGGTCATGGGCGACGGCAGTAGAGCCGTCATAACCTCGCGTCACCGTCCAGGAGTCACCCGCCATAGCGGTAACCAACATGATCTCTTCTGAGGACGTACCCAATTCACAGTGAATGACAAAAGGAGTCTCAGCCGGATAGCCAACAGGAGAGTCAAGGGAAATGCTGACAGCCGAAGAGTTGACCCCTGCCGTCAGGGAGGTCTCACGAGCATTAGAGCTGTAGTGCCTACGAGCCATTACATAAGCCTCCGAGTGCGATGAACAAGAGTCCCATGGAGCCTCAGTAGGCGCTCCCTCTCCTTATTAAGGGCCTCCAAGTAGAGGCCATAGAAGAACTTGGCAGCATTGACCGATGCCCCTGGGGGAACGAGCTGGCTCCTAGCAGAAGCCTCAACGGCTCCTGTCTGGAGACGAGGACCTTCAAGGAAACCGATCAACCGGTGGCAGGCTCCATAGATGACAGCCTCCTCTGCGGTAGAGGCTAGGCCGGTGGTCGTAGAGAACTCGTCGGAATCATTCACCAGTAGATCGGGAGAAGTGAGGTAAGTGACCCTCACATCCCGTCCGGGAATGATGGACTCCCACAGGTCTACAGACTTCCCCGAGGGGAATTCTTCGGTGTCCGCCGAAGGGTCAAAACGATATTGGTTGATGGGAACCCAGACCTTAGACGGGCCGATGGTCTGGTAGCTAGCGGAGTGGATTTGCTCGCAGTCCTCCGGAAGCTCATAAGCCAGGCGAGCAGCCACGTAGGGAATGTTGGTCCGCTTGATGACAAAGAGATCGGGATAGACCCCGTCAATAGCATCATTGATGGCCGCCTTCACTCTGCACCTGGCATACCGAGGGCTGTTGAGGACGGGAGTCCCGGCAGTGTGGGCAGCAGGAGTAGTGGAGCGGTATCCCCTGCCGTAGGCGCTGACAGTAGCCGTCTGGGCGGACCTGTCGATGCTCTTGACCCACAGCAGCTCTCCGTCGATCTCCACCAGGCCCGAGGAGATTTGGGCCGCGTCGTCCAGAGCGAGGGTCAGCCCATCCTCTGTGAGGTCCTCTGTCAGGGCAGTCTGCTGGGTCTGATCGAGAGCATCCCCCTGGAGGGCCTGGAGGACTCTGTCAGTGAGCTGCCGATAGGTAGCCACTAGGGGATCCTCGATAGGGCCTCAGGAGCCCCAAGGCCACTCGTGCCGGCCAGCTCGTTGCAGACCCCTTGAAGGTCCAGCCAGGCCTCACGGTGCTCCCCGTCCTCATCGGCAAAGGCCGCATAGTTGAGGGCACCCACCACGTCATAGTCATAAGGGCACTCCGCGTAGGTACGAGCGGCATGGGCCGCTCCAGCGCCATCGAGAGAGGCAAGGCGGTTAAGTTCCCCTTGTAGATCCATAGGCAACTCCCGTCTTGTCCGAGGTTTCCACGGCCTTCCTTACGGCATCCGGCCTAGTAGAGTCCGGCTGCATACCTTCCTTGCGGGCATGGGCATAGGCATCTAGGTCCTTATCCCACCGCTTCTGAGTGGAGTAATCCCGACCAGCCGCGGACTGACAATAGGCAACCTTGATGTTCTTAGATCTCATACATTCACCGAAGGTCTTATGCCTGATTGCCGACCAAGAGCACTTGCAGATGTGAGGCACTCTTACTCCTCGTCCGCGTACTCAAAGGAGTACCCCGGCAGGCCTCCGTACTGATAGGCGATGTCACCTACCGCACCTGCATAGGGCTTAGACCAGGCGCCATCATTCTCAGCCAGCCGATAGCTAGCGGTGCCATCCTCAAAATCCACACCCTCACCGGAGTGCTTGGGGACAGCGGTAGTAGTGAAGGTGAACAGTCTCATGCAACCTCTTCCAAAGTGATGTAAGAGCCGTACCCGGCAGTCGTCAACGCCGCCGCATCCTCCACAGAAACCTCGTGGGCGTAGCCCCCTAGCCAGTAGGTCAGGGCCGCCTCAAGGTCTGTGAGAGCCGGATACCTCGTCTGATAGATAGTCCCGTCCGCTCTGCGAATCACAGAGATACCCCTATGGACTCCGTACCTAAGGTGCAGGACATTGACGCCGGCTGGGGTCTCTTGGACAGACGGAGGACGGAAGGTAAGCCGGTAATCCAGGCGGACAATCGGCTGTTGAGTCATCCTCTCCAAGGAAGGAATCCCTACGACTGTGACAGTCTGGGGATAGCCGAGCTGGAGAGAGGGAGTGCCAAAGGCCTCCCCCGAGGGGATGCCAGTAAGGGCAAGGAATTGCTCTATGCCGAAGTTGGTACTACCGAAGGCCTCCCCGGAAGGGATACCCGTAGGGGCAATGAGAGCCGCAAGGCGAGGAGCGCCGAAGGTCTCACCCGAGGCGATTCCCGAAGGCCCTAGGTACAGCCCCATAGTGAGCGTGCCGAAGGCCTCATCACTAGCGATCCCCTGACTGGTAATGGTCTGCGGGAAAGGCGTAGAGATAATGAGATCCCCGATCACCTCGCCAGAGGCAATCCCCTGACCGATGATCAAAAAGTTGAGCTTAGCCGTACCAAAGGCTTCGCCAGAAGCTACGCCGGTAGGAGTGATTTCCTGTTCGGAGTCAGCCGAAGGGATACCAACCGTGTAGCCGACCCTGTCAAGGACAGTTCCATTGGCCGTAAAGTTCAGGCTTGTCGTAGCGCTGGGAGACGCTAGGGTCCTCGTTGCGCCAGAGCCGGTAGGGAATTGGCTTTGCTGAACATCCGTCTGTTCTGTCAGGCCAACCGGGGCCGTCCAGGTACGGCTAGCCGGAGACTCAACGCCAGCCAAAATGAAGCGGACTTCAAGTGCTGTAGCGTCCGGTGGCGTAATGCCAGGCGTTGGGCCGCTACTGCCGCTACCGGCAGTCGTCGTCTTCGCCCAGACAGGCGCGCTAGTGCCCGCGTCATTTGACGTGATGATTTGAGCGACCGCATAGGCGGAGCTCGCCGCATTAAATGCAACGGAATAGTTCGCAGGCTCGGAGGCTCCCGCGATCTTCCAAAAAAGGCGGTAGCCGACCCCACCTAGCAGGCCGGAATCAAGCGAATTCCAGGTAGAGCCACCCGTGACGCTGATGCCGCTGCCGTTATTGCCGACATCATTATTAACCGCTATAACCATATAGGTACCGGCGACGGTACCCGTAGGGCGAGCGATGTTAAACGGGCTTGTCTCGCTACCGGCCTGCGTATCTGCGGAGTAAGTGGCCATCTAGGTTACAGCTTGAAAATCTTGTTAGCCCCAGAGTCCCAGGCGATAGTGACGTCGCCTCCATTAGGGGTCAAAGGCAGGCCAGTAGCAGTGTCGATTACCGCAATAAGGTTCGAGGTAGCCGCAGAACCGGTGTCCTTGTAGATGACCAGATGTTCACAGGGGTCCCCGGAGGGGACCTCTTCTAGGGTCACATCGTCGGCATCCGCTACCCCATCGGTAGCCGTCTTATTGGCAAGGTTTCCCGAAGTGGCCACAATGGTTCCACCGCCGCCACCGGTGATGTCATCAAGGAAATCGTGGGTGGCAGCGTCAGCGGTGTACCCCTCAACAAGGCACACCTTGATGTTATCGGCCAACCAGTCGATATCAGCGCTTAGGAAAGACTCCCGCCCAGAGTCATAGAGGGCATTAGCCAAGGTGTTCTCCAATAGAAAGAGCCCCCAGGGAAAAACCCTGAGGGCTCTCACATACCTACGCCGTTAGGCGATAGAGCTAGAAGTCTCAATCCGGATAAGGGCGTCCTCGCGGAAGCGACTCCAACCCAACATGCCGTACCAACCAAGGGGGGTGAAACGACCGAGCTTGTCAGTCGTCGGCCCCTGCCTAACGGAAGGCTCCTCGGCAACCGCCTCGGCAAGAGCCTCCTTGCCCATGACCAAGGAGCGGTAGACGGTAGCGCTAGAAGCGCCATCCTCTGCCGTGGTCATGCGGGGGGACTCAATGTAATAGGCACCCTCGTACTCACCGATCATGCCGGACCAAATACTCTCGGCACCCGAGTAGTTGTGAGGGTCACGCCATCCCGCAGACCCAGTTTCCTTACGAAGGTCGTGGGAAACGTCAGGGTGGACCCAGCAGGCATAGGCGCTGCCCTGCCTAGGAACAACCTTGAGGCCCCGCAGCTTGGCCACAGCCAGGCGAGGAAGGGCAGAAGTGAAAACGTCGGTAGCCGCAACCGCACCCGTGGTACCCGCACCTGCCGAAGTCAGGTCAGACATCACAGCGGAAGCGTTGACCCGAATGACGTGAGTGCCACCGTTAAGGACGGGAGCAACCAGCTTGTCAATCTGGTCCCGCATATGCCAGGAAACCTGATCGGCCAGTCCGGCAGTCACATCAGTAATGGCAACGAGCTGGAGCCGACGAGTAAAGAGGATGGACGAGCCATACTCCTTAAGCGTCACCGTGACCGAGGTGGTAGACGGCACGGAAATGCTGTCAGGGTCCTCAGTCTCGGAAAGCTCGGACACATTATCGGTGATGTCATTCCAGAACTGGAAGACAACAGAAGCACCAGGGAAAGACTGATCCACCGGACGTGTATCAGCCATAGCACGGAAAATAGGCTCCGCACGGAGCTTGTAGCGGACCCACTTATCAAGGGCCGTCTGGACAAGAGAGGTACCGAGGCTAGAAGCATCGGACCAGGTATAGGCGTTAGCCACTATGTATCATCCTTTTTTAGGTCTTGACCCCCTGGCTACGCATGGCCGCGAGGAAGGTCTCAAAGGGGACCTCAGCCTCAAGGCGAGGGTTAGCCAGCATGGCCTCAAAATCTTGCTTGGAACTACCAGTAGCCCCACCAGAGGTGACCTGCTGCATCTGCTTAAACTGGTCAGCATCTACCTTGGGGGTCTCCTGAGAAGGAGGGTCGGCCGGCGTCTCCGTAGAAGGAGCCTCCTGAGAGGCACCTGGAGCGAAGAGCGAGCCATACTCCTCAACCCACTTAGAAACCATTTCGTCTGTGGGATCAACATCCTTCGGAAAAAGCCCAATGGCCTTTTCGGGCATACCTCGGGAGGTCAGCTTTTGGGTGACTTCCTGGGATCGGACCTTGGCATTCAGAGCTGCTAGGTCCTTCTTGAGCTGGGCCGCCTCAGCCTTCTGAGCCTCGTAGGCGTCGCGCAACGCCTTAGGGCCGGAAGGTGTGACGGTCGTCTCCTCGGGGACGTCGATGTCCCACTCAGAATCGGTCATAAAGTGCAATCTCCCTGTGTTCGGATCAGATGATACGTAGGCCACCCATGCCGTCCGGGGGGGCGGAATGGGGCTCCTACTACCGGGCTAACTACGCCTCCGTGGGCCGGTGGATCACGGAAGGAGTGGTTCATGGGTGTTGCATCCCATTACGCGGAGGTATGGTGCCTTCACGCAGACT